AAGTACCCCAAACGGTCAAATCGTAAGAAGTTTGATTTCAGATGGTGCTAAATTAGGTGTTTCATCAAGAGGTTTAGGTTCGCTTGAATCACGAGGTGATGCACAATATGTTAAGGGTGACTTTCAGTTGGCAACAGCGGCAGACATCGTTGCAGACCCAAGTGCTCCAGAGGCCTTCGTTGAAGGTATATACGAAGGAGTTGAGTGGGTCATGGAGAATGGTATTCTCAAAGCAGTTGAACTTGAAGCAATGCAGAAGCAAATCCGCACTGCCCAAGCGTCAAAAATAGAGGAAACCAAATTAAATTTATGGAAAAGGTTCGTTGAGAGTCTATAACATATAAATAAAAAGTAAACTTATAAAAAAGTTTAATACTCAAACAGGAGAGAAAAATGGCAGAGTTAGAAAATAACCTAGAAACAGTTGAAGAAACTGTTGAAACAGTATTAGAGGCAGGTCAACCTGACGCTAAAGCTGAAAAGGGTGACAGTAAACCTGTTAAGCAAGGTTCATCAGATGCGGAGAAAATAGAATCCGGAAAAGGTGAGGTCGTAAAACCTGAAGAAAATCCTGTTGACAAGTCTGTCGCATCAGTTAAAAAGGCTGAAGGCGAAACAAAACAAGTTAAAGATGCTCAGAACAAATCAGCATCGGCTCCTGAGAAATCAGAAAAACTTAAAGAAGATGACGATTCTGAGAAAGAAGTTGTTAAAGCAACTAAGATGGAATCAATCAAGGCGATTGTCAACAACATGAAGGATATGACCAAAGAAGAACTTCAAAAAACTTTTGGTGAAATGTCAGAAGAAGAAGTTGACGAGACCTTGACTAAAGCAGAAGTCGCTAGAAAAATTGTTGAAATGCTAAAAGGAATGGACGAAGCATCAGTGCTTAAAGTTGCCGAGAAGTATGAAGACGAAGAAGAAGAGGAAGAAGAACAGAAAGAATCAGTTGAAGAAACTGTTGACACTGCAGAATTAGAATCTTCATTAGTAGAGATAGAAGTTGAAGACGACCTCAATGCAATCTCAGAAGCACTAGACCTATCAGATGAAAATGCTGATAAAGCTAGAACTATCTTTAAAGCAGCAGTACAAAGTAAAGTTGCAGAGATTAAAGAGGCCTTAGAGTCTCAGTATTCAGAAGAATTAAAAACCTCAGTAGAGAAAGTTAAAGGTGACCTATCGGTTGCAGTTGACAAATATCTTACATATTGTGCAGAAGAGTGGACGAAAGAAAACGAACTTGCAATAGAAAGAGGTTTGAGAGCGGAGATGACTGAAAACTTTATCGACGGAATGAAAACATTGTTCGTAGAACATTATGTTGAAGTACCAGAAGATAAGTACAATGTCATGGACGAACTCGCAAATAGACTCGATGAAATGGAACAAAAACTCGACTCAGAAGTTTCCAAGAATATGGAAGTGACTGAAGAGTTAGATTCATTGAAGAGAGCAAATGTAGTTCAGGAAGCGTCTAACGACCTAACTGAATCACAAAAAGAGAAAATGGAATCACTTTCAAAAGGTGTAGACTTTAAAGACGCAGCAGACTTCGAAGAGAAGATTGCAGAAATCAAAGAAGCTTACTTTCCTGCAGAAGGTGACAACATTGCAGAAGAGATGACTGTAAGTAGTGAAGAAGGAACTGGTGATTTCTCAGAAGAGAATGAAGCAGTAAGACTCGACCCTACAATTGCAAGATACTCATCTGCTATTAGTAAACTAAAACCATTAGGTTAATTTAAAGGAAAAAACAATGTTTTTATCAGAAAATTTACAAGAAAAATGGTCTCCTATACTTGAGCACTCAGATTTACCAAAAATCGAAGACAACTATAAGAGAGCAGTAACCGCTGTGATTCTTGAAAACCAAGAAAAAGCTATGTCAGAAGACAGAGCTACTCTTGAAGAAGCAGCACCTTTAAATGCTACTGGCTCAGCGATTAGTAATTGGGACCCAATCCTTATTTCACTAGTTCGTAGAGCTATGCCAAATCTCGTTGCTTACGACATTTGTGGTGTTCAACCAATGACTGGTCCTACAGGTCTTATCTTTGCCATGAAAGCAAGATATAATGACGATGTAGACGCGACTAGAGATAACAAATCAGAAGCTCTTCATAACGAAGCTCGTTCAGATTACTCTGCTAGCCCGCAAACTACATCTACTTCAGTAGGTTCAGACCCAATCGGTGACCCTTTCGACACTTCTTCTCCTTCATACGCATCTACAACAGGTGCAGGTATGTCAACAGCTTCGGCTGAGAGTTTAGGTGACGCAGCAGGTAATCATTTTGCAGAAATGGCTTTCACAATTGAGAAAGCAACTGTGACTGCAAAATCCAGAGCATTAAAAGCTGAGTACACACTCGAATTAGCACAAGACCTCAAAGCAATCCACGGTCTTGATGCAGAATCAGAATTAGCAAACATCTTATCATCTGAGATTCTTGCTGAAATCAACCGTGAAGTTATCAGAAATGTTAACATTCAAGCAAAAACTGGTGCAGCTTCAACAGCTGTTGCTGGTACTTTCAACTTAGATGTTGATGCTAACGGAAGATGGTCAGTTGAGAAATTCAAAGGTTTGATTTTCCAAATCGAAAGAGAAGCTAATGTTATTGCAAAAGAAACTAGAAGAGGAAAAGGTAACTTTATCTTATGTTCTTCAGATGTTGCTTCTGCATTATCAATGGCTGGAGTATTAGATTATACTCCTGCTCTATCAACTTCTTTGAATGTTGATGACACAGGCAATACTTTTGCTGGTGTTCTTAACGGAAAAGTTAAAGTCTATATCGACCCATATGCTGGTGTTGACTACATGACTGTTGGTTATAGAGGGTCTAACCCTTACGATGCTGGTTTATTCTACTGTCCGTATGTTCCATTACAAATGGTTCGTGCAGTTGGTGAGAATACTTTCCAACCTAAGATTGGTTTCAAAACAAGATACGGAATGGTATCTAATCCTTTTGTCGGTGCTACACCAGCAGACGGACTTGCTTCAGCAGGAACAAACCAATACTACAGAAAGATGGCTGTTTCAAACATTCTATAATCTGTATAATCGATTTATCGATACTAAAAGGGACTCAATTGAGTCCCTTTTTTTTGGCTTTGCAGTGGCACGATGCAGTATCAGAAGTCACCGTCAGCAACTTGAACTACAGTAGTTCCTCTCTGCCTCCACATGTCAACAACTTGATTTCTATCGTCAAAAACAATGTCGATTTTACCACCAACTTCTTCAAACTTATCTGCAAGGTCAGATTTAAACTCATCGTCTCTTCTGAAGTCACCGTCAGGTCTAAGAAAAAGTCCTTGATGTCCTTTTCCAATCCATTCTGAAATTTGTTTCTCTGTAATTTCTCTTTCTGATTCGTTTCTTGCACTGAAGAAGGCAACATTGTCACCTTGTGCAATGAACCTTTTTGCAATATCACATACCCATTCTACAGGAGTATCAAACTTAGTCTGTTCTCTGAATGATTTCCAGTCTGCAGGTTTTTGAGACACAAAATGTCTCCTATGTTCTACATCTGCAATCGTTCCGTCTACATCGAAAATTATTGTTTGTTTCTTTATCATGTGTCCATTATAGTAAAAAAGTGACCGCTATGGCAACGCCTAAATATAAATAGTATATGTAATGGAGAATATAATGAAACAATATGAAAAACAGGTTAATGTCTTTGAAGGTCCTTGGTCATCTAAAGCATTTCCTAAAGGTGAAGAAACCACAGAAGGTGTTATTCATAGAACAATGACTACACTTTATAAGAAAGATGGTTACTTATGTGAAGAAACAGTCACAAGAGAGTACAGAGGTAATGATTACTTTGACACCTCAACAAATAAGAGAGTATTAAAACTTGACAACAATCAATAAATCAATTCTAAATAAGAATAACTTTAGATTACTAATAGACAAAATACCAACAGTTGAATACTATGTTCAATCTGTTAATATACCTGGTCTTTCATTCACTGAACTTAGACAAGGTGCTGGTGTTGGACTAGATGCATTTTTTCCAGGTGATAAAATCGAGTTTGGTAAACTAAATGTTAAGTTCTTAGTAGATGAAGATTTAGAAAACTTCAAAGAAGTTTATGATTGGATGAATGCAATAATACCCATTCAAGACCCATCAGATTTTGCAAACTACACACAAACCACAAAAACTAAAACTGGTTTAACAAGTGGTATTGATAATGATTTGAATCAGTATTCTGATATCACATTGGTGACAAATACAAATAAGAACATACCAAATAAGTTCTTTAGATTTCATGACTGTTTTCCTACATCATTAGGAGAACTAGAACTGATATCTGGTGCAGAGAATGACCCTGTGACATGTCAAGTAGAGTTTATATTCTCTTACTATGACATTCAAACGACTTCTTAAAACCCCTTATAAATACTAGTATATTATGATATAATGGTCGTATATGACTTTAGATGAAATTAAATTGATGTGGAAAGAAGACTGTGTTGTCGATGATATTGAACTCGACAAATCAAGTCTTGATGTTCCTAAACTACATGCTAAGTATTCAGAATTACTTTCTGATACTCTGGTTAAACTCAAACAAAAACAATTCCAATACAATCTTCTTATTAAAGATAAGTGGTTGTGGTTCAATGGTAAACTTGATAAAGAAACTATTGATAAATACGGTTGGCAAGATGACCCATTTGACGGCATGAAAGTAATGAAAGCAGATATGCACTACTTCTTTAATTCAGATGAAGACTTAACTAAACTTAAAGCACAAGAAGAACTATTAAAAATACAAATGGACTTTCTCAAAGAATGTATGCAAAACATTACTTGGAGACACCAAACGATTAAGAACACAATCGATTGGAGAAAATTTATGGCAGGACAATAATGTTATACGAGAACTATCTTTATGGATTACCAGAATTCTTTACAGAAGAAGAGTGTGATACGATAATTCGAATTGCAGGTACAATACCAACTAAAGAGGGTGCTGTAGGTATGCCAGATGAAAAGAATAAAGATGGACATGTTACCGATGATATACGAAGTTCTTTAATAAATTGGATAGGTCCAGAACAATTACCAAATGAAATTGAAAGGAAGATTGATGATGCTATGAACATGGCATTAAAGGACACTGGTTGGGGTTATCATATAGACTATAGACAACAGTATCAATTCACAACTTATAACGCACCTGAAATAACTCAAAAGAACAGAGGTGATTTCTACACTTGGCATACAGATGCAGGTCATCAATTAGATGAAAGAGGTCAGTTAAGAAAACTAAGTTTCACATTACAATTATCTAGTCCAGAAGACTATGAAGGTGGTTATTTTCAATGGTTAGAACCTCAAAGATGTTTTGACATGATGCACGATAACGCAACTATAGATATGACCAATGGTATAAAAACTTTACCATATTCAGTTAAAGATAGAGGTTCAATCTTCTTCTTTCCTTCGTTTGTACATCATCAAGTCACTCCTGTGACAAGAGGCACGAGAAAATCTTTTGTCGGTTGGTGTGTGGGCAATCAATATGTCTAACCTAGTCAAAGTATCAAAGATTGATGAGGTCTTTTTAAAAGTCCATTGTGATGATGGACTTGCAAGAGACTTATTTGATTTCTTTTCTTTTACAGTTCCAAATGCAAAGTTCATGCCTTCATACCGAAATAAATTTTGGGATGGAAAGGTAAGACTGTTCTCTATAAAAACAAATAAGATTTACATTGGTTTATTACCTTACATTGATGAGTTCTGTAAAGAAAGAGGATTCGAATTTGAAGGTGTTGAAGAAGTTTTAGGTATAAAAGAAAGAAAACCTGAATTAGATGAGTTTGTCAAGGGGCTTGACTTACCATTCCAACCTCGTGGATATCAATTAGAGGCATTGAAATCCAGTATTCAGTATGGAAGACAACTATTATTGTCTCCAACTGCATCTGGTAAATCTCTAATCATATACATGTTAGCAAGATACTATGATAAGAAAACAATTATCATTGTACCAACCACATCACTTGTTGAACAAATGACAAAGGACTTTATAGATTATGGTTATAAAGATAAAGTCTGTAAGATATATCATGGTCAAGAAGTATTTGATGCCCCTATAACCGTCACTACATGGCAATCATTCGCAAAAGCTCCTAAGGAGGTGTTAGAGTCTTTTGATGTTGTCGTTGGTGACGAGGCACATTTATTTAAAGCACAAACTCTTAAAGGTATCTTAGAGAAGATGAAGACCACAGCAGTAAGAATAGGTACAACAGGTACATTAGATGGTACAGAAGTTCATAGATTGCAATTAGAGGGTCTTTTTGGTCCTGTTAAAAAAGTTATCTCGTCTGCACAACTAATAGAAGAAGGTACGATTGCAAAGATTGATATACAATGTATCATACTTCGTCATACTAAACAGAAAAAAATGTCATACCAAGATGAGATGGACTATCTGGTATCTCATAAAGGAAGAAATCAATTCATAACTAATCTAGTAGGTTCACTTAAAGGAAATACTCTTGTATTGTTTCAATACATAGAGAAACATGGTCAACCA